CCCTGGCGCTGGCCGCCAAGGCAACCCCCTGGCACGCCGATCGGTATCTCGCGTTCCGCGCGCAACGCTACTTCGGCACCCGCAACTTCGACAGCTTCGGCGACGGCTGGTTGACACGGCTGTTTACACTTGAGAGAGAGGCTTGATATGGCAACCCACTGGAAAAACGTCCTGAGCAGCATCGCACCCACCGTCGCCACGATATTGGGCGGACCGCTCGCCGGGCTGGCGGTCGACGCCATCGGCAAAGCGATCGGCATCGACACCCCAACCGCCGACAAGATCAAGGCCAGTCTGGAAAACGGCCAGCTCAGCGGCGACCACATCGCCGCCCTGCGGAAGGCGGAACTGGAAGTGAACACCCGGCTGAAAGAGCTGGATATCGACCTTGCCAAGATCGACGCCGAAGACCGCACCAGCGCACGGCAGCGGGAAATGACCGTGCGCGACTGGATCCCGGGCGTCATGGCGGTCGGCGTCAGCGTCGGCTTCTTCGGTGTGCTGGGCTGGCTGCTCAACTACGGCGTGCCGGATCAGGGCGGCGAAGCGCTACTGGTCATGCTGGGCAGTCTCGGCACCGCCTGGGCGTCGATCATCGCCTACTACTTCGGCAGCAGCGCCGGCAGCGCAGTCAAAACGCAGGAACTCGCCAAGCTGGCCGGCGCTGCTCGATGATCAAGCCCGCCTCCCTGCGCGACCAGCTGACCCGCCTGGTCCCGTTCCTGTCCGCCGACCCGGAACGCCTGAAAATGCAGGTGACCAAGGGGCGGGTCGCCTGCCCCTACACCGGCAGCCTGTCGTATCAGTACGCCTACGACCTGCAGCTGCTGATCGAGGATTACACCGGCCACATCGACGGCTTGATTGTGCCTATCCTCGCCTGGCTGGCCGTACACCAGCCCGACCGGCTGCTCAACCCGCTCAAAGCCGACGAGGCCGTGCCGTTCGAAGCCGACCTCATCGACCACGAGCGGACCGACCTGCTGATCACGCTCAGCCTCACCGAAAGCGTCGCCGTCAAACAATCCGGCGGCGCCTATACCGCCACCCACATCCCGGAGCCGGCGCTGCCGGACCTGGGCGGCGTCAACCCGTGGCGGATATTCGTCAAAGGTGAAGAAATCTTACCGGACGGCACCTTGACGCTGCAGCTGCTGCCGCCATGAGCGATGCGCTCGACGGCGACCGGCTCGACGCCTGGTGTTCCGACCTGATCACCCAGCTCGAACCCGCCGCGCGCCGCACGTTGGCGCGCGAACTCGCCAAGGGACTGCGCGAAACCCAGGGCCAGCGCATCGCCGCCCAGAAAAACCCCGACGGCAGCGACTACGCCCCGCGCAAACCGCAACTCAAGCGAAAGGTGAGGCCCGGACGCGTGCGCGCCATGTTCTCCAAGCTGCGCACCAGCAAATATCTCAACGTCGAATCCAGCCCGGATTCCGCCGTGGTGGTGTTCGCCGGCGAAGTGCAGCGCATCGCCAAAGTCCACCATGAAGGCCTACGCGACCGCGTCAACAAGCGCGGACTCACCGTGCAATACCCGGCACGCGAACTGCTCGGCTTCACCGGCCCGGAAGTCGAGCAAATCAAGGACGTCGTCATCAGACATCTGGACGGCGCTTGATGTAGGGCCGCACGCCACAACAACGCACCGCGCCACGCCCACGCGCGAGCGGGCAGGATGCGGCCCATGTCGCCAGAACTCGTCGAACTTTCCCGCCAGATCGCCAACGTGATCCGCCTCGGCACCGTCGTCGAGGTTTATCACGCCATCGCCCGATGCCGCGTGCAAAGCGGCGGCGTGCTCACCACCTGGTTGCCCTGGTTCTCAACCCGCGCCGGCACTACGCGCGACTGGGATCCACCCACCGTCGGCGAACAGGTCATGTTGTTCGCGCCCAGCGGCGAACTGGCCGCTGCCGTTGTGCTCACCGGGATCTACAGTGGCGCCAACGCCGCCCCGGATATTTCACCGACGCTGCACCGGCGCATCTACCCGGACGGCGCGATCATCGACTACGACCACGCCAGCCATCATCTGGACGTCAGCGGCATCGCCACGGCCAGTGTTCACGCCTCGGTCAGCATCACGCTGGACACGCCGTATACCCACGTAACCGGCGCCATGGAAGTCGACGGACTGCTGACGTACCACGACGGCATTGCCGGCGAGGGCGGCGGCCACGGCAACCACATCAGCGGCAGCTTCAATATCGTCGGCGGCGACGTCACCGCCGACAGCATCAACCTGAAAACGCACGTCCACAGCGGCGTGCAAACCGGCGGCGGCAATACCGGAGCGCCGGTATGAGTACAGACATGAACGGAATGAGCAACAGCAGCGGGCTCAGCCTGGGCGACCTGCCGCACATCCGGCAGTCCGTGCGCGACATTCTCACCACGCCGATCGGCTCGCGCGTCATGCGGCGTGACTACGGCAGCTTCATACCCAGCCTTATCGACCACCCGGCCAACGGCGCCAACCGTCTGCGCCTGGCCGCCGCCAGCTATGCCGCCATCCGCCGATGGGAACCGCGCATCGTGCTCACCAGGGTGGGGTTTGAACTCGGCATGGACGGCACCGCCAGCATCGACATCGAGGCCATGCGCGTCGACGGTCCGAACGCAGGCCAGAGCATCAACCTCAGCACCCAGGTCATCCGATGATCGATCTTGCCCAACTGCCCGCACCGCCGATCATCGAGCTGCTCGATTACGAGGCCATCCTGCTCGGCATGCAGTCCGAGCTGCTGGCCCTGATGCCGTCTCTGGCTGATGCGCTGGCACTGGAATCCGAACCGATCACCAAGCTGCTGGAAATTGCCGCCTACCGCGAACTCACACTGCGCGCCCGCATCAACGATGCAGCCAAGGGCGTCATGTTGGCCTATGCCGTCGGCGCCGATCTGGATGTGCTGGCCGCCAACTTCGGCGTCTCCCGGCTGGCGGACGAAACCGACACCGCCCTGCGCGTGCGCGCCCAGATGGCGCTGGAAGGGCTCACCGTCGCCGGCTCGATTGGCGCCTACATCTTCCACTCGCTGACCGCCTCGGCGCGGGTCGCCGATGTCAGCGTCGAATCGCCCACCCCCGGCGTGGTGCGGGTCAACATCCAATCCACCGACAACAACGGCGTGCCGGATGCCCCACTCATTGCCGAAGTGCTCGCCTACCTCTCGGCGGAAACCCGGCGCCCACTGTGCGACAGCGTCGGCGTGTTTGCGGCGAGCATTCTCACCTACGCCATCGAAGCCGAAATCACCTGCGACAGCGGGCCATCCAGCGCCGTGGTGCTGGCCGCTGCCCAGGCGGCGGCGGCGGCCTACGTCGCTGTGCACTTCCGGCTTGGGCGAGAAATCGCCCTCTCCGGCATCTACGCCGCGCTGCACCAGCCCGGCGTCAGCGCCGTCAACCTGATCAGCCCGGTTGCCAGCCTGACCCCAACAAACCGCCAGGCCGCGCGCTGCACCGCCATCACGCTGAGCCTTGAAGCATGACCGCCAGCTTGTTGCCGCCCAATCGAACGCCGCTCGAAGCCGCGCTCGAACAGGTCATGTCCGACGGGCTCGACCCCTCTGCCATCGCCACGTTATGGGATCCGGAAACCTGCCCGGCGGCGTTTCTGCCCTGGCTCGCCTGGGCGTATTCGGTGGACAACTGGAGCGAAGAATGGGGCATCGATGCGCAACGCCGAGTTATTGCCGAATCGCTGCTGCTGCACAAACAGAAGGGCACACCCGCCGCCATCCGCCGGCTGATGGAAGCGGTCGGCTATGGCGAGGTTGAAATTGTAGAAGGCATTTCGCCCAACACCTACAACGGCGCCCACACCCACAACGGCGCCATCACCCACGGCGATACCTACGGCTGGGCCTACTACTCGGTGAAGGTACAGAAGCTGATGACCAGCGCCCAGGGCGACCTGATCCGGGCCATGCTCGCCAACGTGGCGCCGGCCCGCTGCCACCTGTGGGCGATCGATTTCTCCGCCGCCGCGCTCACCTACAACGGCGTCGCCACCTACAACGGCACCTACGACCACGGAGCAACCTGATGGCAAACCTACCCGAGCTATCCCAATGGGACAGCGTCTATCAAATCGAGACCACCGACCAGGTTATGGGCGGCGCACTCGGCGCCAGCAACACGCCGCTGAAGAACCTGACCAATCGCACCAAGTTCCTCGCCGACAGCAAAGCGCCGCTGGCTTCACCCGGATTCACCGGCACGCCCACCGCGCCGACCGCCACCGCCGGAACCAACACCACCCAACTTGCCACCACCGCATTTGTGGGCACGGCGGTCGGCGCGATTCCCGCCGCCAGCGAAGCCACACAAGGCAAAGTGGAGCTGGCAACCGCCGCCGAAACCGCCACCGGCACGGATGCCGCCCGCGCGGTACACCCAGCCGGACTCAAGCCGCTGCTGGATGCCAAGGCCCCGCTGGCTTCACCTACATTTACCGGCACGCCCACCGCGCCAACAGCCAGCGCCGGCACCAGCACCACCCAGCTGGCCACCACCGCATTTGTGGGCGCGGCGGTTGGCGCCATACCCGCCGCCAGCGAAAGCGCGCCCGGCAAAGTGGAGCTGGCCACCGCCGCCGAAACCGCCACCGGCACAGATGTAAGCCGCGCTGTGCACCCGGCCGGCCTCAAACCGCTGTTGGATGCCAAGGCCCCGCTGTCTTCACCCGGATTCACCGGCACACCCACCGCGCCAACGGCCAGCGCCGGCACCAGCACAACCCAGCTGGCTACCACCGCATTTGTGGGCGCGGCCATTTCCGGACTGATCGACGCAGCCCCCGGCGCGCTCGATACGCTCAATGAGCTGGCCGCCGCGCTTGGCGATGACCCGAATTTCGCCACTACGCTCACCACCGCGCTGGTCGCCAAGGCCCCGCTGGCATCGCCCGCGCTGACCGGCACGCCCACCGCGCCGACCGCAACCGCCGGCACCAGCACCACCCAGCTGGCTACCACCGCATTTGTGGGCGCGGCTGTGAGCGGAATCCCGGTGGCTAGCGAAACCACACAGGGCAAAGTGGAGCTGGCCACCGCCGCCGAAACCGCCACCGGCACGGATGCCGCCCGCGCAGTGACGCCGGCAGGTGTCGCGTCGGCGATCGCCTCAAAGCTTAATGCAGGTGGCGCAGCGCCGCTTTATGCCTGCCGGGCATGGGTGAATTTCAGCGGAACCACAATGGTTATTCGTGGGGCAGGAAACGTTTCGAGTATTACCGATCTCGGAGTCGGCAATTACAGAGTCAACTTCACCACGCCGATGCCAGATGGAAACTATGTCGCCACCGGCGTGAGCAGCGCCGGCGCGAACGGCGCGACGGCGATTTCCGGCGTGACGCAAAGCTCGGCCGACATCGCCTACGACGCCAACTCATTCACCTTTTTCACCTGCGACACAACAGGCAACGACGCCAAGGACCCGACGTTCGTGTTCATGGCGTTTTTTAGATAAGGAGCGGCAAATGGACCAGCGTATCATTTATCAGAACGACACCGGCGGGGTGGCGATCATCACGCCGAACCCGGATTCCGGGCTGACGATCACTCAGATCGCCGAGAATGACGTGCCAACTGGCCGCCCATACAAAATCGTTGACGTCTCCGAGATACCAGCCGACCGCATCCAGCGAAACCAATGGGCGGTTGACCTCGCCGATCTGACTGATGGGGTAGGCGCATGATCATCAAGACCACACCGAACATCGCCGCGCTCAAGCTCGCCAAACTCGCATTGATCGAGGCCGAACGCGACGCCTTCAGATACGCCAATGTCATAGCGCATGGCAGGACGTGGCAGGCCGACAAGGTAAGTCAGGATCTGCTTAGTGACGCAATCAACCTGGCCTCCAACGGATTGCCGCTGCCCGATGTTTGGCGCGACGCCGGCAACAGCGACATGTCGATCACCTCGCTGGCCGACCTGTTGACTATCGCCGGCGCCATGGCCGCGCAGACCCGAACCGCCTACGCCAACTCGTGGGTACGCAAGG